CATCCTGGGCCAACCCGAAATCCCCACAATCTGGCCAGAACGCCAGGGACGTCCTCCAGCGGTTCAGCGGCGGCAGTGGCTTGCGGAATGGTGCCAGCGGCATTAGGGACACAAACGGCGGGATCAATCATCCGCCCAGCAAGCTATTGTGGCGTCTATGCCATGAAGCCCAGCTTTGGGTTAATTCCTCGGACCGGCATCCTTAAAACAGCCGATACCCTGGATACCGTCGGCTTCTTCACAGAGACGCCGGAAATGCTCCGCACTATGCTGGAGATTTGCCGGGTGGATGGCCCAGACTATCCGATTACAAAAAATCTAAAAAAGCCGCGCAAAATTAAAAAGATAGGTATTCTTCGGCCTACATGCCAATCAGGCTGGCCGTTCTATGCCCTGGAAGTCCTTGATAACTGGCTAACTCGGCTAAGTGAATTCCTCTCTGTCGACGAAGCCCCTTGGAACCTTGAAGGCTGTTACGACCTTCACCGCCGCATTTATCACAAATCGCTTTCTTACTATTTCCAAAAAGAGGCCCAAACCGGCAAAGTTTCAGAAATTTTCAAATCCCAGGTAGAGGAAGGGCAACGCATAAGCGCCCAGCGATACCAGGATGACCTGATAATCCAGGAAAGTATTCAGCGGTTGGCTGATGACCTTCTGAAAAAATACGATATCCTCATCACGCTGAGCAGCGGCGGTGAAGCACCGGAGGACGAGCGCAAGGCGCCTAGGGACACATGCTTAGTCTGGACTCTGTGCGGCGTGCCGGTCATCAATGTGCCGGTGTTTGTCTCGCCGGATGGGTTGCCGTTTGGATTGTCCATTGTCGCCAGACGGCTCCATGACTATAAGCTTTTTGATTTTCTGGAAACGTTGTTAAAAGCGGGCTTGGCGCCAATTGGCCCAAATCCGAGACTGTAGGAGGCGGAAATGCTCACCAAAGAACAGATTTTGCTCATTTCGGACAAGGCCCTCAAAGAGGTGCAAGTGCCTGAATGGAGCGGCAGTGTATTCATTCGCGGCATGACGATCGAGGATGTGGATTTCTGCCAATCGTTGACAGACCAGGATTCCCAATCGCTGGAAAAAATGATTATCCGCTTTGTTTGCGATGACCAGGGGGTTTCGCTGTTTATTGAGGACGATCTCCCTCTTTTAAAGAAGAAATCGATTCAAGCTTTCCGGCGCATCGTCAACGAGATCAAGGCTTTCAATTCCCTTGAGGAAGCTGAAAAAAACTCCGACAGCACCCCGGCCTGATGTTTGCCTTCTCCCTGGCTAAAGAGCTGGGGATGACGGCGGGGTGCTTGATGACTGGAAAATTTGATGGCCTGCCCTATCGGGAAATGATCCATTGGATGGCTTTCGCCAAAATGGAGCGTGAACAGATGGAGCAGCAATCGCTGGCGAACTCTGCCAGGGGCAATTTGCCGCATTACCAGAGGAAAGCTTGATGGAACTTAAAGTCGAATTCAAAGGCCTGGAAGATCTCAAAAAGGCTTTCGATTTATTGCCCAAGAAAGTGGCAGTAAAGGCGGCTTCAAAGGCCGTCAGAGCTGGAGCTAGGATCATCCAGAAGGCCGCTAGGTCAAAGGTACCTGTGGATAGTGGCAATCTTAGACGAAGCGTGACTATCAAGATTCTAAATAAAAGGCGCGACGCAATGCAGGTGGCCGCCTTGGTCGGCCCAGGGAGCGGCTATTTTTCCAAGAAAAAGGGGCAAAAGACCGGGGACGGCTTTTATGGCTTTTTCGTCGAATATGGCACGAAGCGATTTAAGGCAAAGCCATTCATGCGACAGGCTTTCGATGAAAACAAAGCTGCCGCGCAGCAAGCAATCATGGATGTCATCGGCGAAGCAATTGAGGCTGAAGCCCAGAAGTTTTATAGGGGTCGATAATGGCTAAAATTGGACGGCTTAATGTCCAGCTCGGCGTTGACCTGGAAAAATTCAGATCGGACATGGGCTCCGCTTTTAAGGTTTTAAATTCCAATACTGCCCAAATGAAGCGTTCCTTACAGGGCCTTCAGGCAAGCTTTAAGGTGGCTTCGGCTGGCGTTGCAGTGATGGGCGCGGCTATTGCCGCTACCGGTATTGCCATTGCTGGAAGCAAATTAGTCGAATATGGCAAAGAGTCTGTAAAAGCTTTTAATGAGGCCGAAGCCGCGGCTAGCCGTTTAAGGTCGTCCCTGGTTACCACCGGGCGAATGAGCCAGGCTACTTATGATGCAGTTGTGACTGGTGCACAACGTCTCGCTATCGCAACGCTAGCAGAAGATGACGCAATTATTTCCGCTACTGCCAAATTCGCCAACTTTGCTAAAACTTTAACCGGTTCGGAATTAGCAGATGCTGAGCGGGCTATTATAGGGCTTTCGACCGTAATGGGCGTTGACCTTGAAACAGCCGCTGCCCAATTAGGCAAAACCGTCAGCGGGGCAAGCGACACGATTGGACGGACAGGGATCTCGATCAGCAAGACCACTGATCAGCACCAGCGGCTGAAAGAGGTGCTCCAAAAAACCAACCCCTTCCTGAAGACTGCCGAGGATTTGGCCAAAACGTCCGGCGGGCAAATGGCGAATTTCGGCAAGCAGGTGGGTGAAGTAAATGAGACGATTGGCGGCTTAATCACGGAAGGACTGGATCTATCGACCACTTTTAAAACGCTTACCGATGCGGTCATCACTTTGAATCGGTGGCTGGATGAGAATTACGATCAGCTTGTTGGCCTGGTCAGGATGACCAGCAATCTGGCTGAATCCGTATTTGATGCCGCTGCTAGTGTCGCACAATTGGCAGGCGCCTTCGTGGGGCTTGCCCCGAGTATGGATTCAACCTTCAGCGCTGCTAGCTTTGGCGTCGGGATCATGAAGGGCCTTGGTGCTGAAATCTACATGGTGACAAATCTTCTGAATGATTTGTCTACAAAAGCCCAGCTGGCGGGGAATTGGGTCAGTACTTCAATGCAGAATATTGGGAATTCATTGCAGTACGGGCTGAATATGATTGGGGTGAAGCAGTTTCAGGGAAATATCCAGAAAAATGATGCTGGCTATACTCAAAAGAATATAGGAATTCTCACAGGACAGGCTGAGAAAAGAGCCAAGGCTTTCGGGCTTTTTCAGGACTTTATGGGTGGCGTTAAGCCTGACAAGCCCGCAATGCCTAATTTCAAAATGCCAGGCGGCGGATTTGGTGGGGGTGGAAAAGGCAAAAAAGGTAAAAAATCTGAAGCCGAGAAAGAGCTTGAGCGGCTGAAGCAGGAGGCTAAATCCCTCACCGAGGCCATGAGAACGCCTTGGGAAGTGGAAAAAGCGGCAATTGCAGACGCTGACAAACTCTTTAAAATGCACCTCATCGGCCTGGAAACCTATCAGCGCAAGATTCAGGATATCAAGCGGACAGCAGCAGACTTTAACCCCATAAGCTCTGATTTACAGGCACAAATCAAAAGCGCCAGCGAGTCAATTTTAAAGCCAGCAAAGGATTTCTTTGACGATTTTGACGCCACTGTGGGCGTATCAACGGCTTTCGAGGAAGTCCAAAAGGTTATCGAGGCTACAAAAACACCTCTTGAAAATTACAACGATCAGGTAAAATACCTCAACTACCTGCACGAACAGGCGGGGCTCTCTACGGAAGTTTGGCAGCGGGCGCTTCAAGGGGCACAAGACGATTTAAAAAATGCAACAAAGGCAGGGCAAGAATTCGCCGTCGCGATTGGAAATGTGGTTTCTGAATTCGGCGATCGCTTTTTTGACACCTTTATTGATGGCTTAAAAGCCGGTAAATTCGCATTCAAAGACTTTGTCGCCAGCGCCCTGGAAGATATCGCAAAGCTTATTTTTAAAATGACCGTAACAATTCCAATCGCCGATGCGCTGGCCAAGGCGATAAAAAATATAGGCACCAGCGGATCGGCCAATCCTGCGGGGCCAAGCGGCCCTGGCGGAGCAATAGCAAGCGCTGGGATCAATGCGGGTGTTAAAGTCGGAAGTTCCCTTTTGACAAAAGGCCTCATGGCTATTCCGAAACTCTTTGGTTTTGCCGATGGCGGTAGCTTTGTCGTTGGAGGAACCGGCGGGATTGACAGCCAAACGGTGGCCTTTAAAGCTTCCCCTAATGAACGCGTGACCATAACCAAACCGGGACAAGACTCAGGCGGCGGTGGAGTGACGCTGAATCAATATATCACGCTGAATACAATCGACAATCGGGATTTTGAGGACCGCCTTGCTGAAAACGGGAAATTTCTCGGCAACCTGGCGGTGCAGGCCGTCCAACGGCAAAGCAATAGAATGGGCAATCGGGGCCCAATGGAGCGATCAAGGTAAATGGAGGGCGGAAACATGAACAATAAAAGTATTCTGATCACCGGAGGAACGGGCTCTTTAGGCAAAGAAGCCATTCGGGAAATATTGAAACGCTGGAAGCCTGCAAGGGTTATTGTCTACAGTCGAGACGAGTCTAAGCAATTCGATATGCAGCAGGAGTTCAACGAGCCCTGTATGCGCTATTTTCTCGGCGATGTGCGGGATCGAGATCGCTTAAAACAGGCGATGCGGGGCGTGGATTATGTCATTCATGCTGCTGCTCAAAAGCAAGTGCCAGCGGCAGAGTACAACCCCACGGAATGTGTGAAAACCAATATCGATGGCGCTCAAAACGTGATCCAGGCAGCTCTGGATAATGACGTGGCGCGGGTTATCGCCTTATCGACCGACAAGGCGGCCTGCCCCATCAACCTCTATGGGGCGACTAAGTTGGTGTCTGATAAGCTCTTTACCGCGGCAAACAGTTGGGCCGGATCTTATGCCACAAAATTCGCCGTCGTGCGCTATGGGAACGTTGTGGGATCCAGGGGATCTGTTGTGCCCTTTTTCAAGAATCTAATCGAAAATGGCGCTGAATCACTGCCAATCACAGATGAGCGGATGACCCGATTCTGGATCACCTTGCCTCAAGCTGTGGATTTCGTTTTGGATTCTTTTAGCAGAATGCGCGGCGGGGAAATTTTCATTCCCAAAATCCCGTCTATTAAAATTCAGGATCTGGCGCTTGCTATGGCCCCTGAATTGCCGCATAAAATCGTTGGCATCCGGCCAGGGGAAAAGCTACATGAGATTCTCTGCCCGCTTGATTTAGCGCCGCAGACTTTGGAGAGCCTGGAACGGTTCATCATTGCCCCGGACCGCGACAAGCTGGACCGCTATTGTGGCTCTCTTGTCGACAGCGACTTTGAATACCGTTCAGACAATAATCCCCATTTCCTGGGTGTTCAGGAGCTTGCAGCTTGAGCGGAACCTTTGATACATCCATTGTCAGGACCGAAGAGCTGCAAAGCGTATGGATGTCCTATCCTCAGCGCTCCCTTTCCCAGCAAAGATATGCGGTCCGGCAAACCGGGCACCGTTGGGGGGTAACAATAGGCACAAAACCTATGGAGCGGGCTGAATGGCAAAAGCTACTAGCGTTTCATAGTCAGCAACGAGGGCAGTTTAACACCTTCAGCTACACCAGCGTAGCGCTTGCTTCGCCATTGGGGGCCTTAGCAGGAAGCACCTACGCCGTAACGGTTTCAGGCACCTCCCACGCTGTCGGCGGCACAAGCGTAGCGTTCACCGGGTTACCTAATTCATCTATTGCCTTGAAAGCTGGGGATCTGTTGAAATTCGCAAATCATGCCAAAGTCTACGCTGTGGAATCCACTAGCGTTACAAGCAGTACCTCTGGCACTGTCACGGTAACGATATACCCCGAACTTGTCGCCGCCCTGGCCACAGGCGAAGCACTCACCTATCAAAGCGTCCCCTTCACAATGGCCTTTACTGAAGACGCGCCGAAGTGGCCAGTGGATGTTGCCGGACTCTTGGAAATTCAGCTTGAGCTGAACGAGGTCTTTTAATGACGCAAAGAGGCATGTCGTCCGGCTATTCAACACAGCTCAGCCAGGATAGCATCACAATTTACCACCTCTACCATGGCGATTTCGCCGACGGGAACGTTTATTTTACCGACTTGCCTTATAACACCACTTTTTCAGGAAATAGCTACGAAGGCGTGGGGAATGCGCTTGGGTACGACAGCATCGAAGAGGTATCCGGTCTTCAAGCTAACGGAATCCGAATCTACTTTAACGCCGCAAACGCCTCGCTTTTGGCGCTTTTGCTTGATCAAAACCTGATTGATCGGCCTATTTATGTTTACCGTGGGCTATTAGATTCCAGCAATCAGCCGATTACTGACCCCTTGATTATTTTTGAAGGGCGCTCAGACTCAGTCCAATTGTCTGAAGATCCTGATAAAGGCACAATGCAGCTCGTTATGGAATGCTTTGATGAAAACGTAGACTTTGAGCGCGTCAATGGCCGCAGGACAAATCACGAAGAGCAGCAAGTATTATTCCCTGGTGATAAGGGTTTCGAGTTCATTGCTGGGGGCATGACGAAAGTAACTGTTTGGTGAATTATGCTGAAAATTCAAAATCATCATCATGCCCTAACCCAGTACATTAATGCTAGCCTTGGTTTGCCATTTCAATGGGGTGAACGGGATTGTGCAACCTATGGCATTGGGGCAATTGAAGCAATGTTGGGTCAGGAGGTTAATAAGCCTGATTTCAGTTACGCAAATGAAGCCGAAGCTTTAGAATTCGCTAAAACTTGGACGCTGGAAGCCGGTATGCTTGGCCAGCTTAAGGCTTATGAAATCCAAAGGAATTTCCACCAACCTGGTGATATCGCAATCGTTCGACGGGATGGCTTCGAATGCGTTCATGTAGTCTTTGATCGGCGAGCCTATGCCCCCCTGTTAGATGACACTGTGCGGGCTTTCAGCATGACAAAACTATATGAAGAGTGTCCTGATCTGAAGATCTTGAGGTTCGATTAATGCCCCCAGTTGTGGCCGCGATTATTGCCATTGCGTCGGCCATTTCTATTGCCCAAGTCGTGACAGCTATCGTGGGTGCTGTGGTTTCTGCGGGCCTTGGCTTAGTCGCAAGCGCTCTAACGACACCAAAAGCAAAAAAGACGCGGGCGCCGTCAGCATCATCTTTTGATAGTGGAGTCGCCGAACTCGCTCGTGAAATTATTGAAAATAAAAAATCGACGGTGGCCTATATCCCGGTTGTCTATGGACAGCATAAAGTCGGTGGGGTCCAGGTCTTTGAGGAAGTCTCAAGCAATTTTTTGTATCTTGTCGTTGTATTCTGCGAAGGCCCAATAAGTGCCGTCAATACAATATATATTGATGGGGTAGACGCAACAGACAGCCGATTTTCAGGCCTTGTTAATGCTTATACCTTCCTCGGTGAGGACGATCAAAGCGTTACCGGCTGGGGCCACCCGATTGGCTCGGGGCCCTCTGATTTTATTACCTCAGGAGCACCTGGCTGGACTGCAAATCACAGGTTTCAGGGCTGTGCGGGCGTCGCTATCCGCTTGGCTAAAAATACCGATATATTCCCTAGAATCCCAGTTATTACAGGGCTCGTCAGCGGTAGGAAAGTCTATGATCCAAGAGATTTAACGACAAAATACACCACGAATCCTGCCCTTTGTATCAGGGATTACTATTTGAATACCCGATTTGGCGCCAGAATCGCAAGCACTCGCATTGATGAGCAGAGCTTTATTGACGCGGCAAACTTCTTTGAACAAAGTGTAAATTATGGCAATGGTAGCCAGTCCCGTTTTAAAATCAATGGCTTGGTGGATACGTCCCAGCGCATTTGGGATAATATCGAAGATCTAATGAGATCCTGTAATAGCCTGCCTAAACGGGTTAATGGAAAGCATGGGATTCTGCCATTAAAATCGGAAACCGTAAGCTTTAACTTCACCGATGACAATATTGTCGGTGGCATTCGGGTTGAACGGATGGGTAAGCGCTTCAAGAAGAATAAAGTAAATCTGCAATTTATCCACCCTGAGAATAATTGGCAATCAGATCTTTTCATAGCTTCGGATGCCACGTACAAGGCCCAAGATAATGGCATTGAGGCGGCCAATGATCTAGATTTGCCTCATGTTACTGACTGGTATCAAGCCGGGCATACCGCGCGTATGGCCCTTAGGCAGTCCCGATTGGAAGAAAAATATAATTTCCTCGCCGCCCATGAAGCATTAAAAGTCGAAGTCGGCGACGTGGTTGATCTGACCCACAGCCTTTACGGCTTTAGCAGTAAAGAGATGCGTGTCACCAGCATCACAATCGAACCAAATGGCGTTATTGGCATCGGCGCTGAGGAATACGACAGCGATGTCTACACTGTCAGCAGCTCAAACGCCCCTGATCTTGGCAGCACTACTACTTTTGCAAGCCCATTTGAAATTGATCCGCCTGGGACCCCTTCGGTAGACCAAAGCTTTTCCACAACTAGCGCCGGTTTCGTTTTAAACGTGGTTAATTTAACCTGGACAGCGCCAGTAAGCGCACAAGTTGCCCGTTATGTTGTTGAATACAAGGCATCGAGCGCAACTGATTGGATCAAGGTTGGCGAACCGCAAACCACCAGTTTTGACATATCCGACGTTGTTGCCGGAACATATGATTTTGCGGTTTCGGCCGTCAATACAATTGGGCGAATCAGTACCAGGGCATCAAGAACAAGTATTGGGATTGTCAATAACACTGATACGCCAGCGGACGTGACCGGATTTACCCATGAATTTACCAGCGGGAATCAGGTGGTTCTACGGTGGAATAAAAACACTTCTGTTACAGTTGGCGGTGGATACAGAATAAGGGTTTCAAACAATACTACAGGCGCAGCATGGTCTGATTTTCCTCAGGTAAATATTCTAGTCCCTGAGCGCGAAACGACTGTTACTCTGGGGCGATTGGATGGGACCTACATGATCAAAGCTGAGAATTTAGCTGGGATGCAAAGCGCGAATGCGGCCAGTATTGCGATGCTTTTGCCAGACAACGAGGAATGGGTCACTGTCCTGTCAGCTACGGAGTCGACTGGCTTTACTGGCGTACATTCCAACACTGAGGCTTCAACAGGTACCTTGACACTCTCTGCCACAAGTAGCGGTGGATACTATACCAGTGGCGTCTATACTGCGATCAATGGCACACTCTGGGATAGCTTTCTCGACAATATCGATACCTACACGAGTATCAATATCGACGACTGGACAGGCTCCAATATTGATCTTGGTGGAACTTTCTCCTGCAGGGTCACTCGAGATTCAAGCGGAACCCTGAGCAATACAGCCTCTAATTTTGACAGTTTTACAGGAAATATGGACGACTATGTCACCACCAATATTGATGAGTTAGGTGGCCGCAGTACCATTGATGTAAAACATTATTTTGCGACCAGCACAGAAGGCTCCACAGGCGCTTATACGGATTATCAAATATTACAATTTGCTGAAACTGTGGCCAGATATTTCAAATTCAAGACAACAATAGATTCCAGCGCAAACACCGAAAACGTCAACATCAATGAGTTAGCCTTTCATGTGTCGATGAAGCGGCGAGTTGAGTCAAACGCTAATGTATCGGTTTCCTCGTCTGGGGCAAGCATTACATTTTCGGCCCCATTCTACACAACGCCGAATATTCAGGTCTTCCCCTTTAATGGCTTTGCTGGTCAATACGTCACGGCCACTACCAGCCAGATGGGAGCTTCTAGCTTTGAGGTGGCTTATTACACCAGCTCAGGCGGGCAGACCAGCGGAAAAATAAGCTGGGCAGCATTCGGCTACGGGCGACAAACAACCTAAATTGGAGATATTTATGTCACTCAATCCAGGCGAATTAAAAGCAGGCTCCTTGCATTTCACCACACGCGGCATTGCCGAAATTGGAGATTTTTATAAAGAAAACGGGCTTGAAAAAATCCGGCTGAAAATGCATATCATTAATCGCGAAGATGGCGTTACCCCCACTGGCGATTCAATATTGATGAGCACCACGCCGGAAATTCTTTGCGGCTGGATTAAAGACTTTTCAAGAGACATAGAGGAGCGGCGCCGAAGCGTTTCAGCCTTAAAAGGCCAGCGCCCCGAAATGAGGGACAAGCTGGACGGAATTCTGGGCAGGATTCAAGGAGCTAAGGATAACGGGCCTCAATTAGGCCATCAGGAGGATGTATGAGCCCTTTACACGATTACAACCTTGCCAACCAAACCCCGGCTAGCTATCGCACCGATCACAATAACTTGAACCTAGCCATTGCCGGGCTTAATGCATCGTCTTCCGGTATAACAACGACTTACGCTAATATGCTGTATGCGGATGTTAGCTCTTCTGGCTGGATTCGCCAGCGCAACACTGCCGACAGCACATTCAACTATATCTACAAGACCGATGCAGCCGGTGGAATCTGCACTTATCCAGGCAACCCCAGCACAAACCATATTGGCAGATTTGTCGGGCAATGGGTCTACGACACCAGCAACAATATTTATTATTTCAACACTTTGGCTGGCACCTCTTCCCAGGCGACCTGGAGCGCGATCGCCAGCTCTTCAGCTTATGCCGCCTCAGGGTTTCCTGATGGCTATATGGATGGCCCGCCAGTCAAATATAACAGCGTCACCCAGGTTATTATTCCTGGCGGCTTCAAATGCCGCGATCAAGGCAATGCGGCCGATATCAGCTTCAGCACCGCTTATACAATCGACATTACGGTTTCAGGCGCTGGTGGCCTTTCAACTGATCTGACTGAGGCGTCTAGTACTTTTTATTATTTGTACGCTATCCGAAAATCAGGCGATGGAACTATAAATGGGATTCTAACCACAGCCACTAGCGCTCCAACACTGCCCAGCGGCTATGACCAATATAGAATGCTTCCCTTAGCTGTCCGAAATAGTACGGCTGGCGACTTTCTGAATTTTGAAGTAGGGCCAGGATGGCCCGAAAGACCCTGGATTTACTATAATATTGGTTTTGGAGCCTATGGTGCCAGTGCTGGCCCAACAAACGTGCTTGACGGTGGAACCGCATCAACCTATGCGGCTGTTTCGCTTACTCAATATGTTCCTGTGTCAATTAGCACGGCTGTCTCCCTAAAAGTTGGCTCTTATGCTTCAGGAACTCATACAGTCAGTATTAAAGAGACCGGTATATCTTATTCGAAAGATTTTGCAACAGGGGTATCCTCTCAGGTGATTGATTTATTTTTTGAAACGAGGCATAGCACAGCAGGCAGTATTGATTACAAAAATAATGGCTCCTCGCCAGCTGTAGATATCACTGTCCATGGCTATCTGGTGGGCAATTCGACTTAATGCGGATTGTGGTTTTAGGCGCTAGCGGGATGCTTGGCCAGGCGTTGATGGCTGAGGGCCAGGCACGCGGCCACAATATGATCGGCAATCGGGTCGACGTGACTGACAGTACGGCGCTGATTCTGCATTTGTTTGTCAGCGAGCCAGATCTCATCATCAACAGCGCGGCAATGACGGATTTGGCGGCTTGCGAGGCTGACCGCGAACAGGCCCACGCAGTCAATTCGCAGCCTGTGCTGGCTGTCAGGCGATATATTGAAATGACCACACGCCCGGTCCAGATGGTGCAGATATCCAGTGATCAGGCCGAATCTCGGCTCAATGTATACGCCGAAAGCAAATGGCTTGGTGAGCTTATGATGGGGGGTCAGGGACTCATCATTCGGACCAATATCGTCGGCCTTCGTGGCCACGGCAAGCCGACGTTTGCTGAATGGGCCATGGACGCCATTGCCGAAGACGCGCCGATGACACTATTCGACGACTATTTCTCATCCAGCGTCGACATCTGGAATTTTTCTCAAATCCTCTTTGAACTGCTAGAGGCTCGCCCGGACATCAGGGGCCTACTGAATATCGCCAGCCGTACTGTCAGCAGCAAGAAGGAATTTATCGAGGCATTGGCCGCGCAAATGGGCAAAGTCTTGACCAGGGCCACGGTGGGCAGCGTTGATGGGCTTTTTCCCGCTCGCCCCAAAAACTGCGGGTTGGATGTGGAAATAATTGAGATGCTACTGGGCAGGGAGATGCCCGATTTGGAGCAGGTTGTTAGCAGTCTGGAAAAGAATTTTCGGCATACTTTTCAATCAACTGGGCTCTAGTGATACTGTGTGTGCATTTTTCACAAGTCCAATCGGCCCCAGTGCCTTTAAAATCTCCTGAAGAATCTACAAAACCGATAGTATCCTCAATTTTGAGAAGATGAAGCGTTGGCTTCATTAAAATTTTACAATTTGAGCAAAAGTGTAATGTCATTTCCCTATTATATACGATAAGGCGGGAATCATGTACCAACCAATTAGGGCTGGCGAACGAGTAATCACTGAGGCAGCGCCAACATTCTTTATTGCCGACGTGGCCAGCAACCATGACGGCGAGCTGAGCCGGGCTATCGATTTAATCCACCTAGCGGCTGAGGCTGGAGCCGATGCCGCTAAATTTCAACATTTTCTGGCAGATGAAATTGTCAGCGATGAAGGCTTCCAGCGCGTCGGTAAGAAGGCGCACCAGTCGGACTGGCCACTGTCGGTCTATGAGACTTACAAGAAATACGAGCTGAATCGCGAATGGACAGCCACCCTGGCCGCCGAGGCTAAGAAGGCTGGAATTGCTTTTCTCTCCACGCCATACGACTTGCCCGCTGTGGAACACCTGGATCCCTTTGTGGACACTTGGAAAATAGGCTCGGGGGATTTTGGCTGGTGGCCTTTGTTGGACGCCCTGGTCAAGACCGGCAAGCCCATCATCATGGCGACCGGTGCAACGACAGTGGATGAAATTTTGCAGGTTGTGGCCGAGGCTATCGGCCATCCAATGGCGCTCATGCAGTGCAACACCAATTACACCGGCGACGCCAGAAACCTTGCCTTCATTAATTTGCGGGTGATTTCCTGGATGCACAAAACCTTCCCAGGGATGACAATCGGCCTGTCCGATCATACGCCTGGGGATGTCACCGTCCTGGGCGCGGTGGCACTCGGCGCCCGTCTGATTGAAAAGCATTTTACCGACGACAATGCCCGCGTCGGCCCGGATCACGCATTTTCTATGAATCCGAAAACGTGGCGAGATATGATTGATCGCACTCGTGATTTGGAAATAGCCTTTGGCGACGGCATTAAGCGAGTTGAGCCAAACGAGGGGGAATCCCGAATTCTGCAACGCCGAGGTAGATGGGTGGTGGATGGCGTTGTGAAAGAGTTGAGGCCCGCACTGTGATCCGTGGCCAGAAAATCGGCCTGCGAGCTGTGGAATTCGATGATCTGCCCCAACTTCTAGAATGGCGAAATAAGCCGGAATTCCGGCAGTTCTTCCGGGAAAACCGGGAACTGACCTGGGAACAGCAATTAGCCTGGTTTTCAGAAAAGGTCATAAAGGCTGAAGATACCCGGATGTTTTCGGTGGTGAGCCTTGATGATGGCAATCTTCTAGGCGCCGCTGGCTTATGTTATATCGACTGGGTTAATGGTAGCGCTGATTTGTCGATATATATCGGCCACGAAGGCAAATATATCGATGACAACCTTGCCCCGGACGCTTTAAAAGTGCTCATCCGCCACGCTTTTGAGGAACTAAGGTTTCATAGGCTTTGGACCGAAGTTTACAGCTTTGATGAAAAAAAGCAAAAGCTCTTCAGGGATCTAGGATTTTCTGTGGACGGGGAACACCGCCATACCAAGTGGCTTAAGGCCAAGTGGTACGATTCGACTATTTTTTCGTTATTAGGCTAAAAACAGAGGAGAATACCATGGGGCATAGGTTTGCGATTTATTTAGCGTTGCTACTTTTTTCAATTACACCCGCGTGGGCTCTCTATGAGACTAATCCGGGCTTTATTGAAGGCAATACAATAGGTGTGGTCGCTGAAAGCCCGACGCAAAACTTGCCCGTAGTCTATATCAATACCTATACCGGCGAGGGAATGAATGTCAACCCGGAAAATCAGTGGACCACGGTTGACGTTTCAAGCCTTGTTCCAGAAGGTACTAAGGCTGTCCATCTTACAGGGCGCTTCATTATAACACTGGGCTCCAATGGGGGAACTGCCAACCTTGTGGGGCATTTTCGTAAAAAAGGTTCAACGCCTGACTATACCTACAACCACCAAACAATTGAGGCTACTTTAGGCGCTGGCCAGCGATCGACCTTGGGAGTATGGGTCCCTCTGAACGAGTTGCGGCAATTCGAGTTCAAGTGGATCAGGACCTTGATTGGGGCATACCCTGCCTACCCTGCCTATGGCATCGCACTCAACGTAGATGCCTACATGAGATAGGTGCCATGAAACTGCCAGAGATTCGTTTGAATGCCGAAATAATTAAGGCGCTGACCGGGCTACTAAATTCCCGAATAGGGCTTTTGCTTGTGGTTTGTCTTCTGGTGGCTCCCTCGTTGGGAGAGATTAAACAAGATATCCGAGAAATCAAAACGATCGCCACCAGCGTAAAAGAGCAACACAGTAAGACGCCTGAACTTTTGGCAATGATTGAAAAAAAAATCATTGAGCTGTATGCCTATTGTACGGACACCACCGGAGGCGGCGGTTAATGCATACCCTCTTCATTAAGCGAGATCCGCGCAGCATCAATAACGTCTTTACCCTGCAAGAGCTGCGACCCGACGGACAGGTGATTGAGCATTTCAAGCGGCTGCCTGGTCGCTCAGGACAGCGGAGGTATGAGGGGACTTGCTGGGTTCCTAGGAAAAGCCCGATCCCTTATGGCGAGCATTGGCTATGGACTGAGGCTAGTGCTTTGCAGATGACTCCAGTAGGAACGCCATTTTTTCCCATCTGCTCTGATCGCAAGACCCCACGCATCATCCTAGATCCCGCCAATTCCAAACATCGCCGGGAAGATGTAGGATTGCATTTTGAAAATGAGTTTGCGGGCTCTTTAGGCTGCGAGGCTGCCCTGAAAAACCTGAAATCTCAAGCTATGTTTGAATACCTTGAAAATCTGCACGAGGCCGAACCCTGGATAAGAGTGAGGGTTTTATGAGATGTATGCCACGACCTGTCCAGTATGCAACGGTCTTGGCTACACGGAAGAAAAATTCGATCTCCCCATCCCGTATGAAGCCACGCCTTTTGAGCGGCAAAACTGGCCTGAGGCTGAGACAATACGGGTAGTATGCCAAGCCTGCGGCGGAACGAGGTACGAAGAAAAAACCGAAGGGCGCCAAAGCAATGTTTACCGATTTTCAAGACGGCGACGTCGTTTTTGTGGCGGAGGCCATCAAGCCGATGTCGATCGGGATACGACTACTCCAGGGTGATTTTGACTTCTCCCACGTCTGCCAAATATTCGGCGGTAAAATCTACTCAACCGGAATTGGCGGGCCTATCCTATACCGCTTCGGCCTAGCCGATCCGGGGCAATATTTGAAAGGCAAAGATTACGCTGTCAAGCGTTATCATGGGCTTACACGGAATCAGAGAATCATCATGTGGGCAAAGGCTGATGCCCTGGTGGGCAATCGCTATCCTATCGAAAAAATGCTATGGTTGGCCTTCCGAGGCAAGACCACGCCTGGCGTCGTCAAGAAGCTGGGCATTAAAGCCAATCCCAGCCCTAAGAATTCCTTTTGCTCCGGCTCTGTTGCCTTATGCTTTCGGGCAGCGGGCATTATTCTGAATCCCGATAGCGGGAAGTTGGAGCCTGATGCCTATTCCCCCGAGGCTATTTGGGATGACCCTGAGTTGAAAATAATTTACAGAAGTTAGTTTTACCACCCACCTTCCAATCACACCAATCTATAGCCGCCGGTTAACTCCGGCGGCTTTTTGCTTTTCTTGGCAAAAGAAAACCCGGCTTTTGAGGGCCAGGCGCTTGTTTGAGAAAGAAAGGATGAAAGAAAGCTTTAAAATATGGATAGCTGAGTATGATCAATCCCCCAAAACTTGATCGCCTGCTGAATCCGCTCCTCGGTGAATTTCAAATGCTGACGAAGAAATTCAGGGATGGAGCGGGGAAAGATGAAATATCGGGCATATTTATCCTTTGTTGGATTTTGCCAAGTCTCAAGGTATCCCTGCTCGCACCAGTCGCGTACCATATCGTCATTGACACCCGGGCAGTCATTTTTAATCGCATTGGCAAACTTGCCAGTTGTGATCCTGCTCATTCCATCGCCTCGTTTGCTTCCTCCATTTCGTATTATCATATTTCGGGGGATTTTTAAAGGCTCTTCCTTTTTGATTCTTTGTAAAATTTCAAAAAACTTTCCATGCTGCGTCTTTCTTTGATCGCCATTGTGGTTCTTTTTAGTATTTTGGCGATTTCTGAATCTAAAAAACCTTGCTCTGTCATGGTTTTTAGTAAATCCGTATCTTTAATAGTCCAAAACGATCCATGTTTCCAGCCTTTTTTTCTTGCGGCTTGACTTACCGACAACGGTGTCCTGTCAAGGTTTTTTGCAATAATTGATACGGGGATCGCCTCTTCATAAGCCTTTCTAATATATTCAAGCTCTTTTTCATTGTAACGATGGGAAGGCCTACGGTCTTTGGTCATTTTCCACCTCATATTCCAAATGGGTATGCACAAAGCCCACAAACTGAGTCGGGCTAAAGCTTACCGGCTTGTGGCTTTCCTCGTAGTCGCAAAGCTCGCGATATTTCAGATCATATTCATAATCCTGAATCTCTGGGCTGTCGCATTCGTAGTAAAGGTAGCAATGGCGAAGCATTTCCAGGCAAAGGGCGATGTATTTCTTACTGGTCATGCAACAACCTCCCCCGCTGACCACAGTTACGGCATTCGCTGCCCGTGCCGAGATAAACATACGTCTCGCTTCTGAAGACCTTCACCTCGGTCCATTTATGAAAAATCCAGCACATCATGAAGCCGCCTCCATTCTCGTCATTAACGTGCCCTTGAGCGGTGGATTCTTGACCCAGCGTTCGGCCTTTTCCTTCCAGTCGTCGCCATAATACAGAAGCATCGTGGGGAACGGTGCAGCCCCTTTGTCCTCGCCATCCTGAAGGAAATGCAGCCGCCCCTTCAGAAACACGGTGAAGCCCGCTTGCGTGAGGCCGTAATCATGCTGGTAGACTGTCTCAGTCCTGGCCGGGATTAATGCCCAGACGCGGCAACCTTTCAGAGATTCCTCGTATGCTTTTTTGATGAAAAGCTGTAGGGCCTTACCATATGGCGGATTGAGCCAGACAAGTGACGAGTCAAAAGGGGCCGTCAATTCCCAATCTCCAGTCAAACCGCACTTATCGTTGATCTGCATTTTTCTTGAATGAAGCCCATCCTTGCGATAATAGAACGTGGCGGGCACATTGAAATCAGAGCAAGCCGCATCCAGATGGAAGTGATCCATTTCCTCAAACGCCAACAGCTTTTGAATCAGATCCGGCGGCGTACACCACGTTTGATCGGCGCTGGAGTATAGGCCGGAATTAATTCTGGACATCGCACCACTCCTCCAAATCCATTGCAAGAAATTGATGTGGAATAACGCTAAAAACACAATAGCCTTCTTTAATGCCTTCTGGATATTGCGAATGGGTTACAACGTGCTCTATAATAAACGGTTTGCTTTTGATACCTGTTTCCGTTCCAGCATTGTCAACTTCCCAGAAAATAATAGCGTCACCAGCTTGATAACCCCGATCGTTTTTTCGGATTTCAAAATTCTTTTCTTGTTTTTCGACCACCAACTCATACCAGTGGCGACTTGATTTGATCTGATGCAGCTTCAATATTGAATCTCCTCTAATCCCTGCTTCGCATAATGGATACAACGAGATAAAGCCTTATTTAGCCCTTCCGATGTATGTTCTTGGGCGGCAATGGCGCCAAAGAGTTGCCTCAGCGTCACAATCGCCTGCTGCTGCTCTTCTATATGCGCAATCAGGTGCCATATGTCCCCATCCTCGTTGAATGGGTAGCGTTTGCGGATCGCCTGTAATTCCTCATTTGTCAGCATTATTCCGTTGCTCCTTGTATTTTGCCTTCTTTGTCCGATTTGAGATTTGCCCATTGGAATGCCACACTTGCCCCACATTTGTTGCAGAACATATGAATCACCGGAAAACCAAGCGTGTTGGTGTTTACAAGCTTCATATCTTCAAAGCATCTGTTGCACATTGCGTTCATCACACGCCCTCCTCTGCTTGCAGGGCTTCGACTGCCCATTCAAAATTGCTTAGACCACACTCACAGTTCTCAGGCCACCCACGGGGTAATGGGCAACGATCCCCATGGTGCATTGGTCCAGCTTCTTGCAGGGCCTTCGCCGCGTCCAACACCCTCGCCTCAGCCTGGGCACGCTTGGCGGTGGGGGTGGAGAGGGCTTTTTCCACAAAAAGAGATAAATCTCCATCGTCCAGTGTTAGCTTAGAGGAGTGGGCAATAGCGTCACAGTCTGCTTTTATGGCCTCCAAAGCCTCCACCAGCTGCCGATTGCTCGCCTGGGCCTCGGTGAGTTGGGCTTTCAAAACCGCCTTGTCCATTAAAAGGTCCGCCCTGGTTTTATAGTGCCTATCTTGGCCACGGAACTCATCAAGGCTTATCCCCATTATTTCCGCCGCCCTGCTTTGGGTGATAATCTCGCCAACCACCAAGCGGGTTAGCTCGGTCATTGTGTTGTCCTTGATCTCAGTCAGCCGTTCGACCTCGGCTTCCAGCTCGGCTATGCGCTCCTGTGGATCCTTTTCTAAATCACACGGGTCGTCTTCGTTCGCGCACTCAAGGCAGATGCGCCCACACTGCTTGCAAAAGGCTTCAGCGGTTTTCAATCCGCACATATCGCACATATTTTCTGTCACGGTTGGGTTTCCTCCTCTTTCCATTGCTCGGCCATCGCCTGGGCAATTCCTGAATATGTTACGCTGCGTTTCTTCCATCGGTCGGGACTTGGTGGCAGCTTCCACAGCCTCGATTCGCGTTCTTCCATTATTTTGGTAGGAAGTAGAGGAGTAAGTCCCCTGAGCCACAGGCAAGTTTTCTTTTCTTCAGGGTGGCCAAATTGCCAAGGGTGAACAATCTGAGCCCATTTGATCCCAGTTCGACGAGGAATGACGCCGATTGGGTTTTCAATGGCGATCTTCGGGATTTTGCATTCCCACAGTTTTTTGAAAAATTCAACAGCTTCAACGGTTTTCTGCTCGCGCTCTGGATTGCCAGTATTCCACCGGATACCAGCGAAACAGGTGTAGGTGCAAGGCGGGTGGAAAATGCCAAGATCCCAGCCGTCGTCCAGGTGGTCCAGAATATCCCCCTGAATATGCGGCCCAGGCGATTCAGTGGGCAGCAGGTCGCAAGATACAGCATTATGACCAGCCGCCAGGAAGGCATCACGTACTACGCCGCTGAATTCGCAGCCGATAAGAACTCTCATCCCCCTACACCCCCGGCTCTTCGCTGGAGTGGCGAGGGAGATCAGCTTGCTCCATTTGTGCCAAGTGCTTTGCCAGCGTTGAATGCTTTTCGAGGTTCTGCTTGAAGGACTCGATCACTTCTGGGCGAGATTCGGGGGCTTTCTCACAATTCGTGAGAATCTGCGGAGGCTCTGGCAGGGGCATCCAGTGGGTGGGCTCAACAGAAGTGGCGTTCCCAATACGCCTATTCATCCCTGCGCAATACCATTTGTGAACTTTACCACCCATTGGTGACACCGAGAATTTGCCGAACAGCACTTGATCGTTTCCCCACAAGAGCATCAGGCGGCTGCCCTTCGGCGCTGTCTCAATCGGCTGCCACAAGCTGGCCTTTTCAGCCTCCTTGAGCCGCTTGATCTCGTCAATCACCTGGTGAATGGTGCCACCCTGCCAGCCGAGGGTTTCCAGCAATTCAGGGAAGTAAATCATCTGAGGATAGACCTCGGCAACTTGCGTCTTGTACTCCTCCACGGCCAGGGCGCGTTGGGCGGTGATGATTTCAGCGATCTTCTCAGGGTTGTGGAAAATATCGTCATTAGGGGTTCCATCAAAATCTAGTGCCCAGCAATATTCTAAAATCGAATCAACAGCCTCTTCCGGCGTCACTGGGTTAGTCATTGGTTGCATCCTCATCAGGTTGTGGGGTTTCGATCATCACCTTTTTCAAATAGCGTACCCTGTCGTATAGATAGCCTTGCGCGGGTTCCGCTTCGTGTTTCCCGTGGGTTTCCCATATTGATTGCCAGTCAAGAGCCGCCGCAATGACAGCGTTTCGCAGTCGGGCAATGTTGTTCTTTTCGATCTGCGCACAGTACTGCTCTAATGCCTGGGTACGTTGGGAAAGGATGATTTTCAATACATCGCCTTCAATCGAGAAAGCCAAGGATTTGTCTGCATCACATTCATTTTCTTTGGGGTACCCTTCTGCTATCTGGATAAGCTCTATTACAGCCTCTGACGGCGTCATTTTCTCAGTCATTGGTTTTCTCCTTTTTCGCATCTCTCGCTATTTTGCACAATTGCATAAACTCATCCGCTGATTGGCTCTGGAAAAGCAGTTTTTCCAATTCAGCCGAGGTAAGCGGCTCGTCAGTCATTGGTTCTCGCTCCTTCCTTTACTGGTACGGGTGGGTGGCCCGCCGGTCTTTGTTTTTGTCACGGGCTTTTGCATATTAATGCCAGTGTCCACAAATTCAATCTGACCCTGATCAATCCACCATCCTTCCTGCTTGGTCCCATCCTCCTTCACTGCAGGTTGTACGGAGTAGCGAATACATCCGTTAAGACACTCCATTACACCATCGACAATGCCGGTGTATCCGGTCACCCTGTCTCTGACGCGACAGCCAAGGGGGTGTAAATACTCAAATGATTCCATTGTGTGTTTCCCTTTCCTATTTCAACAAATTCCGAATATCAATGCTTTTCACAAAAGCCTGGCGCTTCATCTTGCGAATAGCCTGCTGCTCAATCTGCATCACGCGCTGCTTTGTCAATGCCAAAAGGTTAGACAGCTCTCTAAAGAGCATAGGCGCCTGCCCATCAAGCCCGTGTCGTCTTGTAATCACAAATCTCTCTTTATCATTCAGATTTACCATTATTTCGCGAAGCGCCCTGACCATATCAGCAATATTTGCGTTTTCCTCGGCAGAAAAAGAGTTTGGGCAAGAAAAGGCGCCTAACAAATAGACATCCTCCGTTCCATGAACAAGCCTATCAAGGGATGCGGGCTTTTGCGCGGCCTGAAAAAGCGTTTCAACTCTTTTCACAGGAAGATCCACGATCTTCGCAACCCGCTCGATATCCGGAGTTTCGCCCGTTCCGCTGCAAAGCGAATTCCAAGCTTTGAAAATCCGCGCCACCTCGTCCGAGGCATAAACTGGAAGTCTGACGTTTCGACCTTCATCGGAACATGCCCTATGAATGCTCTGGCGGACCCACCAGATGGCATAAGTAGTGAATTTGATATCTCGGGTAGGGTCCATTTTTTTAAGCGCCTTCATGAGCCCCACATTGCCCGCTTGAAACAGATCCTCCAATTCAAGCCCTCTTCCCTGGTATCTCTTGGCGATATCCAACACCAGCCGCTGATGATGGCGGACAAGCTTATCCGCCGCCCTTGTTGCGCCTGGCCCGCCCTCACGATATTGGCGGGAAAGCTCTATTTGCTCCTGCTTATTCAGGAAGTTATGGCTCAAGAGCTTATCAAATCCAGGGATTACGCGGCGTCCCCATAAGTCAAGATTGGCGCGACCATGGTCGCTCTGCTCTTCTGCGGTGTCTTCCGAATTCAAATACATGCCCTTTTCTCCCTATCTGATATGAAATTCAAGACTGTAATAGCCGAGATGTGTGTCCCCAGAGTACAAATCATAAGAAACGTCGATAATGCCGCCGTTTTCATTCAGTGCAACGTCTAGCTCTCTGGTGTTAGCTTGTCTAACAAGCGTTTTTCCGCCTTGAAACGTTTCCAAAAGCGTCTGCTGCCCCTTTTGGAAATTTAGGCGCGATTGGGTATTTTGCCCAATTGTGCTGATTGACAAGCCGGTGCCGTCAATTTTTACCACCCAGGTGTAATTCTCGCCTGCAATCATGGACTCGAAAGCCAGCAGATAAGCCATTCCACCCACAACCCCGTAAAGCGTACCTAGGGCTTCGGCGTCCATTATGTGCGTATCACCATCGGCAAAGGTCATCGTCTGGTATATATCGACCATTACGGCTTTTTTCACGTTAATCAGGTCCATCATCACCACCGTTTCGAGGTGGCTGCGGCGATAATCAGCCCCAGGACAGGGAAGAACACCCCCGCCATGTAGAATACATGGTCTGGAATCATTGTTTTCACTGTGTTTAGCTCCTTTAATCACTGCTAACCCGCCATTCTGTTAGGCGGCAGGCATTCTGACCACGAGGCCGGAGCCCCCAGGCTTTGGAAATATCAACCTCCAAAGACCCCGCATCAACCGGTATGAGGTTTTCAGGATGGTGCTTGCCCTCGATGGCGTGGTGCAGGCTATCGCCCTGCTTCCATGCCTGGCGGATGATTTCTACCCTATCGACACCGTTGCCAGAGGCTGGTGTAGGCGTGATTTCAGCCGACCACATTTTGCGCCGGAGGAACCGGATGGGGTCCGGTACATAGCGCCCATTGTCCCTGGTCCACTGATCCTTCATCTTCCAGACACTTAGGCCGTTGAGGATCTCCTGGAGCTTCGTATCCAGGTTGTGGGACTTCCAATAGGACCGACATTCGGCTTTCCCCACCTTCACGCCTTCACGCTTCGGGTAGCTTGGCCAAAAATTTTCTAAAAAACCCACATCCCCCCCGATAGGGGTAGGGGTACAAGAAGGAAAAGAAGGAGAAGAAGCTATAGAGGGAATAGGGTTGCTAGCAACCTGCGAGCCGCGGCTTTGTATATCACCTTCTATATACTGATACTCAGGAAGTACGCTAGGCGCTTCTTTTGGATGTGGCGATTGATGCTTTTTAAAGTTCGGAATCCAGATAAAATTTCGATTTTCAACCGAATATCGGACAATAAATTGTTGAGAATGGTTCTCAAGAAAAATTAAAAGCGCAGAAATATCGCAATCATCGTACGGAAGAATTTCTATTTTCAGTTTTTTGGGGCGATCTTCTAATCGACCCTCTCTATCAGCGAAGCACCAAAGGCCAGCGAATAAGAGCCTTGCTAAAGGAGGAAGTTCGGCCAATCCTTCATTTTTAAAGAACTCAGGGCGCAGATCTCGGGTCCTTGCCATCAGCTCATCACCTCAAATACTCGGGGATACGCGGTCAGAATACCAATTGCTTCGGCCTGGTCAAGGCTTTTAAAGGCTTCCAATGGGATGCTATGCAGCTCCATCATGAGATTGCGGCAAACGCGCTTAATGGCATCAGGGTCCTTCTTAGGCGGTTTGTAGCCTGGGAATAAGACCCGCTCTTTAATCGGCCTAGCCTTAGGGGTCTTCGGCGCCTTAACCCCTAACTTGTCCCGCCAGGTGGAGATATTGATGGCATCGCACTTAATTCCAAAACGAATAGCCTCCATGTGGCAGACTGCAGCCGCTCCAGCCATGGCGAGGATGGTATCAGGGGAAGGAAAACCATGATAATTATGCCCCTCGATGACCATCCTCGCCGGTTGAAAGTCACGCAATAGCTCGCCGATGTCCTGCCCTAGCTCGATGAGCCGCGCCCCAAGGCTGCCGCTTTTGAGCTGGATATCGCCATGCTTGATCAATTGTACCCTTTGACCGCCGGGCTGGATGTCTCCAAATGCCCAACCGGTTGTACTGGTTGCTTGATCGAATGCCATAACTCTCATTGGTGCTCTCTCTAACTCGCCTGTGCCTTATTCGTCGTCGCTGCTGGCGGACTTGCCGTCCCGAAGCTCATCCAGCTTCTTAATATTGGACTGATCGAAGACCTGGCCGTCAAGATTAGAATTTTGCAGGATCAGGGTCAGCTGATCAGCCTCCACGTCCAGCACGAGATTCTTGATAGCGTCGTCCAGCTCTTTGACCGCGTTGCTAATGGATTTCAGATCACCGGCGATCTTCTCGCGCTCGTGGAGCTTGATGTATCGCTGGGCTAGTTTCTCGGTGATCTCAATGCGCTTTTGATCCGGCGTCTGCGGGACGAGGGTCAAAGCGGGCTCTTCAGCCTGGTCGATTGTTGCCGTTCTTCTTGCCATGGTGTTTTTCCTCTCTATCAACTGTTTTTGATTGCCGGGATACAAGCCTCCCGGCAAGGCTATCCTTTTTCTAATCCGCGACGCTTCGTTCCATCTGCTCCAGGTAGTCCCATTCGCGCTGGACGCCGATCTGGTATACGCCAGGATCTAAAACCGCCTGATCATGCTTGTCCGCACAGACAACACCCACAGGACTTTCCACTTTGAGGTACAAAATGCCGTCCCGCTCATACAGAGAAGCTTCTTTTTCTTCGCAAAAAATCCGGTGATGATTTCCAACAGTTTCACTTGCGGCGATGATAAGATCGCCTGTGTGGGGTTGCTTAACGGCCCCTTCAGGCAATTTATTAATACTGGTGATAATTGCCTCACCGTGCAGACCGATTTTCAGTTTTTTCATGTATTTGCCCTTTCTATTTAATAAATTGATAATTGATTTGAATAGAGTTGTCTTGTGCGGCATCCCCCAGTTGACGCCACCGCATAGCGTCTTCACAGGTTTTGATCCACGAGTGTGGCGCCACAGGCTCGACATGAAAAATGCCTGGCACGCTTGGGTTTTTCATTTTCAACAAGACCATTCGCCCAATGGTGGGATCGTGATGCTCAAGCAGCTCATAAGGCAGGCCAAATATTTCGACTGTATCGATAGGTTTCATCCCCAGCTCAGATACAAAACGCTCGTATCCAATGCCTCGCAGGAGCTGTGTGCGGATGTCGGCGTTCTTTTCTTCCAGGATCCATTGAGCTTCCCAGCTCCGGGGATGAACTTTCCCGTACTTCTCCGGCAGAGCGACATTATTTGAGTGATAGTTGCTCCAGCCATCGGCGTACTGAAAGGAAGGCTCTCCTTCTCCATGCAGCCGATAGCGCTCGACTTCGCCAAACAGTGGATTGGGCACTTTATCAATAGTCCAATTAATTTTTGTCGGCTTTTCGCTAATAACCACGAAACCTTCATATGGGCAAAGGAAAGAAATATTTGAGACAAGGCTCTTAAAAAGTGTTAGCAAGTCCATTGGGACAGGGCAATCAATTAGCTCGCCAAATTCATAAAAGCCGGCCCACCCGGTCCACCAGACCCAATTGAGAGCATTGTCCCATTGACTTTGAATATTCCTGATCCCGCTGTCGATCCCGCTTCTGATCCCGCTGTCGATCCCGCTGTCGATCCCGCTTCTGATCCCTCTGGCGATCCCGCTGGCGATCCCGCTGGCGATCCCGCTGTAGATCCTGCTGTCGATCCCGCTGTCGATCCCGCTGTCGATCCCGCTTCTGATCCCTCTGGCGATCCCGCTGTCGATCCCGCTTCTGATCCCTCTGGCGATCCCGCTGTCGATCCCGCTTCTGATC